TTGGCTCCGTACACAGATGCACAGTCAACTCAGATGTTGACTGACCTGATCTATGCATCAGGATTGACTTCTCGTATCTCTATCATGGAGAACGTGAAAGGCTCAGAGGATATCAAGCTCCTCACTTCAGATCCAGCTCTTCAGGCTGCAACATCTTGCGGGTGGACTCCTGAAGGTGGTGTGATCTTGACTGATGAAACGATCACTACAAAGCGATTGAAGATTCAGGAAGATTACTGCAACGAGGACTTGAATGGAACATGGGCACAGTTGATGAATGCTGCTGGTGCTAACGTACAGGATACTGAAGCTCCTTTCGCTGACATCATGGCTGCTTACTACATCAAGAAGGCTGCAAAGAAGAACCAGGATCTGATGTTCAACGGAGATACTGGATCTTTGAATCCTGACCTTGCTCATTACGATGGATTCGTGAAGCTGTGGGATAACGATGTTGATTTGAATGTGTACAACTCTACAGAGGTTGCTATCACAGCGACTAACGCATTGACTATCGCACTTGGTTTGTACGATGCAATCCCTGCTGTATTGATGGACAACGATGTGAATGTTGAGATCATCTGTGGTCGTGAAACATTCCGCAAGATCATCACTCAGAACTACAACGATAACAACTATCACTTCCAGATCTCTGAGGAGGTAGGTACTGAGCCATCGTTCATCCTTCCTACAACAAATGTTCGTGTGAGAGCTTACTCTCAGTTGAACGGTACTGAGAAGATGTATGCTGTGCCTTACAATTATATGTTCTTCGGAACTGATCTTGCAGGTGACTACGAAGGATTCGAGTTCAAGTACAACGATACAGATGAGAAGCTTCGCTTCGGTGTTAAGTGGAGATCTGGTGTGGCGTATGTATTCCCTGAATACTTCACTCGCCTTGAGCTTGCTGCATCCTAATAAATAACCTATAAAGATCTAAGGAAATGGCTTGTGAAATTACATCCGGATATGACCTTGTATGCGACTCTCAAGGAGGAGTTGATACATGGTATGCGTTCGCAATAGCGAACTACGATACATTGACCTATGCGAACGGTGAGGTTACAGCGTTAACGCTGCTTGCCGGCACGTATGCCTATCCTTTGAATGTTGAAATGGAAACTTCATCCTTCACCGATGTAGCAGTCGGAGAAAGAACGAATGGAGCTTATGGCCGACAGCAAACAGCTACGGTAGTGCTACATGGTAACACAGCAGAGATGATCGTGGAGATCGAAGCTCTTTGCAGAGGCCGCCATGCACTCATCGCTAAGCTGAATGATGGCACATACGAGCTTCTATTCATGGAAAATGGAGCAAAAGCTACAGATGAAAGAGCTTCCGGAACTGCATTCGAGGATATGAATGGCAATACTCTCACCTTCAACGGTAAGGAAAAGACAAAGGCTTGCAAAATTGATGCTGCAATAGTGAATCTGTTGTTGCCTCCTGTGAGCTAATGTTGTGAAAATTTGATTAATTTCGGGGGAGGTACGCTGAATCAGATCACGGTAACGCTGAACGAACTCAAGACTGATCTGCTGCCTGATAACTGGCTGTTCAGGTTCGTTCTTGATCAGGATGATTACTATGAATACCTGATCTACCTGACAGATGTCAGCCCAGCTCCTCAACGCTATAATTTATTCGATCTCGATGAGGGAATCGATGTAGATTTCAAGTTCGTGGGGGATTATTTATATGAGGTTTACCAGATGCCTAATGGGGGCAGCTTTGACTATACACAAGGGGTAAAGGTTGAGAATGGAAAGATGCGACTGCTTGAGAATCCATCGCCTGTGATCCCTACATTTGAACCAGACACAACAACACAAATCTATGATCCGAACGATATTCCGGGAAGCTAAGCAGCCTCAACCGGTTGAGAAGATAGACAATAAGAGCGGCCTCGTGAAATGGGGTGATGCGAACCTGTACGCTCAATTCCTTGTGGGCTTATTTCAGGATAATCCTGTACATGGTGGTATTGTCAATCAGAAGGTGAAATTCATCACAGCTGGAGGGATTACAGTTAATTCAGATGAGCAGATGAACAATGGCCGATCTCCGTACACATTGAAGGAGGTCATTGACATGATCTGCTTGGATAACGAGATCGCTGATGCATACGCTGTGCTATGGAAGAAAGACCTTGTGACTGGCAGATGGGCAGCATTCCCGATTGACTTTGAACTGGTACGCCAAACAAAGGATGGTGTGTACTTTGAGGTTTCAGATGACTGGTCGAAGGCGAAGCAGGATCCTTTAAAGACAGGCTGGAGGAGATACAAGAACATTCATCGCATGACCAGCGATGATACAGAGGTCATGATGTACAACATGACAAGGCCAAAGCAGCGAAAAATATCAAATAGGCTGGAGCTGACATCGAATTACTATGCTATTCCTAACTATTCAGGAGCTATCACTTCGATCATGGCAGGGATTGAGATGGATTACTTCACCTATGCTGAGGTTGTCAATGGATGGAAGGGCGGCACCGTGATCGCATTGAATAACGGGGTTCCTGAAACAGAGGAGGAGGAGAATAAGATCATCAACAGGATCAAGACAGATGCAACGGATAGAGAGAAACAAGGCGGTTTAACGATACTTTTCAGCGAAGGAAAGGATCAAGCCCCAGAGATCTCTCAAATGTCAGGGAATGACCTTGATAAAAGGTACATTGAAACAGGAAAAGAGATCCTCAGAAAGATCATGATAGCTCATCAGGTGATCAGCCCTGCTCTATTTGGGGTACTTTCTGAGAGTTTGTTCGGTAGTAAGGAAGAAATGGAGGTAGCCTACAAGCTATTTCAAGAGAATTATGTTAAATATCGACAGGATAAGATCAGCGAGGAGTTCAACTGGGCGTGGAAGCGATTGAATAAGGAGGAGCTGGGCTTGCGTTTCAACGATTACATCCTGAACCTTGAGCAGAACATTGAAGAAACGAACAGAACATCAGCTGCATTGAATGGAATGAGCCCGCTTGTGGCGAACAAGGTGCTTGAAAATCTAACCATCAATGAGATCAGAGGACTTGCACAGCTGGCTCCATTGCCTGAAGGTAATGTGATAGGCTCACAACTTCCATCAGCACCGGAGCCACAAGCCTTCAACGAGGAGGATCCTGTGCTGATGGAGTTCGAGAAATGTGGTGAGATGGCCGATCAATTCATCATCCTTGAATCGAGGGAGTATGCAGGGGAGGACAATGAGGATGAGTTCATTCGACAGTTCTTCAAGGATAGGCATGAGATGACTGTGACTGATGACGATAGGAATATCCTTCAGATGATCAAGAACGGCGAGAGCTATGATGCCATCAGCAAGGCTATCGGCAAGGGTGGGGTGTATCTATCGAAGCGATTATTCCAGCTCAAGGAGAACGGATATCTTGAGGGCTGGGAGCTGACAGATAAGGGAGTGAGAGAATCGACTGTGATCACAGAGATCGAGGTGCTGTATTCCTATGAGAAAAAGCCCGGAATAAAAGGAGATACTATCATCCCTACAACAAGACCTTTCTGCAAGGTGCTGGCGAATCCAGATAATAAGAAGCTATACAGCAGGGAGCAGATCAATCAGATCAGCGTGGCTGTTGAGCGTGATGTGTGGAGCTATCGAGGAGGCTGGTATCACAACCCAGATACTGACAGAACAACGCCATCATGTAGGCACGTATGGAAGCAAAACATTGTAACTCGTAGGAGATGATCTCGCAGATACGGAAGCTCATACAGGACAAGCTGATAAGTGGCGTTAATATCAAGACGATCAACGGCAGCGATATACTTGGGCCTGGTAATCTTGTTGTAACTGGAGGAGGAGGTGTGCCTGATGGTGACAAGGGAGATATCACAGTAAGCGGTTCGGGTACGGTATGGACTATCGACAACAATGCTGTAACGAATGCAAAAATCAATGATGTTGACTGGAGCAAGGTGACAGGAGAACCGACAACGCTGGGAGGCTATGGCATCTCAGATACTAAGGCGAACTTCAACACAGCGTGTAGTGATGGTGATTTTCTCTTTGTAGGCGATGTCACTCAATATACTGATGAAGAGGCTCAGGATGCTGTAGGCGCAATGATTGATGGCTCATTGATCTATGCAGATGCAATGCCTCGACTATCAAGAGCAGCACTAACAGGAGCCATTACAGCGAATGAGGGGAATAATACCACATCTCTGGGATCATTCACGAAGGCGCAGCTTGATACAGCTGTGAGTGATGGCGTTCCTTTATTCGTTGGTGACATTATAGGGCTGACCGATGGAGATAAGGGAGATATAACTGTCAGCGCATCTGGAGCAACGTGGAATATCGACGCTGCAACGGTAGGCGTTACGGAACTAAGCGCAACGGGTACGGCTGACAACACTACCTTTCTGCGAGGAGACAACACTTGGGCAACGCCTACAAGCTCAGACCCTGCAGGATGGACTACAATAGTAAAGAGCGCAAACCAAGACGTGACAAATAGTACAACCTTAACAGACGATACAGACCTTCAATTTTCTATTGTGGCTGGAGGGCATTATATGGTTGAGATTAATTTATGTTATTCAGGGAATAACGCATCTGGTGACTATAAATTTG